TCCATACGATTGGCGGTTTGTCAAGAACCGCCACGGCGGCACTGCGTCAGTTGATCGACGCCGGAACGTTGTCCAACCTCCCTGCGGGTTTCAAAGCCCGCGGACTACGGATCAGAGACGACGATGAACCGTTGCAGCCCGGTGAGTTCCGCGATGTGGATGCTCCGGGTGGGGCTATCCGAGATAGTCTTATGCCGCTACCTTTTAAGGGTCCCGACCAGACGTTGTTTCAGTTGCTTGGTTTTGTTGTCGAAGCGGGCCAGCGGTTTGCTACTATCACCAACTTGAAGGTTGGCGACGGTAATCAGAACGCGCCTGTCGGAACTACTATGGCAATGATGGAACAGGGCTCGCGGGTCATGAGTGCTGTACATAAACGTTTGCACTATGCGATGCGGTTAGAGTTCAAGATACTTGCTCGCGTTATGTCTGAGAGTTTACCGCAGGAATATCCGTATTCGGTTGCGGGTGCGGACTCGACTATTATGGCGGAAGATTTTGACGACAAGATTGACGTTATACCGGTTAGTAACCCTAACGCCTTTAGTCAGGCACAACGGATCACGCTGGCGCAAACTAAGTTGGAATTAGCGACTAAGGCACCTGAAATACACAATATGCACGAGGCTTTTCGTGATATGTATGAAGCGCTGGGAGTTACGGATGTGGATCGTTTGATGAAGTCTGTACCGATAGAGGAGCCTCAACCGCTTGATCCGGCACAAGAGAATATCAATTCTTTGGATATGTTGCCGTTGCGGGCCTTTGAGGGTCAGAACCATCAGTCTCACATACAGGCGCATTTAATTTTTGGCACAAGTCCTATCGTTGGCGGCATGCCTCCGGTAGCAGTTTCTATACAAAAGCACGTTATGCAGCACGTTCAGCAAGCGGCTAGAGAACAGGCGGCGGTTGTTTACCTACAACAGGTAAATGAGAATGGCGGCGATCCAGCGGATGCGACACAGATGTTGGAAATTGAACAGTTGACTGCTCAGTTTGTTGCGGAAGGCTTGCAGCAAGTTAAGCAAATGTCTGGCGAAATGTCGGGTGCAGGGGCTCCGGACCCTCTAATACAGCTTAAAGAGCAAGAGATGCAACAGAAGGCGGCATCGGATCAGGCAGACAACCAGATCGACCAAGCCAAGTTGGAGCTTGACGCGAAGGGTCAACAGATGCGCGGACAACAGTTTAACCAACGTTTGGGCGCTCAAGCGGATCAAACACAGGCTCGTATCGACGCGGCAATGGAGCGAGAGATACTCAAGCAACAGGGTCAACAGCAATGAGGTCGGAATCAACTTATGTAACAACCAACGAATATGCTAAAGAAACTTTAAAGAGTGACGGCGGCGATGGTTTTGGTAAGATAGGAACAGGGGGCGTTAGAGCCGCGGCCAAAAGTTTACAGGGCGCTGGTCGTCAACACCTCCGCAATAAGCGCATGAAATTAAACTCGAAAGAAGGACCAAGATAATGGCCGATAAAGACGTATTAAAGATACCCACTATGCAAGAGTATGCTGTCAAGTTAGTTGGTGCCGCTGTAGGGGGTGGTATTCACAGGGCTTTAAAAGGAAACTCGGGTGGTAGTTTAGTTGCATCAGGAGCGGGGTCACGAGCCGCGCAAAAACTTTTAAAGAAAAAAGGAAAATAAATAATGGCTAAAGTAAAAGTAAACGGCTCCGCGCCGGGTAAGTCTCCTGAAGCGGTTGGCTATGCGGACATTAAGGACCAAGGCCGCATTCCATACGGCAAGTCGGCTCCGGCTCCTATGGCCAATACCAGCAAGCCTACCAAGATGACTGTCCGCGGTGCGGGTGCTGCGATCCGCGGCAAAAGTTACATTGGTTTCCCTTCTTAGGTTTCTTTCTAACTTTTTTAAAAGTTAGGTATATGCTATAGTGCCCCTTAATAGAGAGGGGCCTGTGGCATGATTGATCCAATTTCTGTAATTGCTGGTGCTACGGCTGCCTATAACGGTATTAAAAAAGCCTGTGAGATGGGCAAGGAAATCTCCAGTTTTACTGGTGCTATTTCTAAATTTGCAAAAGCAAACGCTGACATAGACTTTCTTGAACAAAAATCAAAAAATCCATCACTGTACCATAAGATTTTTTCAAACCATCAGGCCGATGCTCTTGACATTTGGTCCAAACGCCAACGGTTAAAAGAAATGAGAACCGAAATTCAAAATCATGTCAGTTTTGTCTACGGCCCGTCGGCTTGGAAGGAAATTCTCCGCATTGAGGCTGAACAGAGAAAGCAACAAAGGGCTTTAGTTTATGCAAAAAAAGAGGCCCTAGACAACTTAATTAATGCTATACTTATTACTATAATCTGTTCAATCGGTATCGCTATAGCAGCGGGTGTTATATATTTCATAGGCAAGCAGCAGGGCAAATGGTGAGTGTTTCTTTTAGAATACAAACGAAAGTGGGTCGTTCTAGACAAAAACAGAAAAGTTGTCATAATAACCCGTGACAAAAACATTGCACTTAACTTTGCAAAGTATTGGAGCCGAACATGACTGAGTTCGAACAGATTGATAAAAACAACAGTGGGGCCATTGAGCGAAATGAGTGGGCTCTTTTGGAGCTAGAGGATCGTCGCCGTAGGTTAGATGATGAAGACCTCAAGCGAAACGCTGAACGCCGGTTTACGGGATTTGCTCTGGCTGGAATGCTTTTGTACCCTTTAATAATTTTATTGTCCTCTGTCTTGGGTTTTGACAAAGCGGCTTCACTAATTACGGACATTGCTTCTGTTTACGTTATAGCTGCGTCTGGTGTGGTTGCGGCCTTTATGGGTTTTAACGCATACTCAGCAAAAGCTGACAAACAGGCTTCCATTAGTTATCAAGACAGGAGTGTAGAGAAATGAGTTTAATTGCTTCTTTAATCGGGCCTGTGTCGGGCATCTTAGACAAAGTAATCCCTGACAGCGACATGAAAGCCAAACTGGCTCATGAGATAGCCACCATGAGCGACAATCATGCTCAACAGGCGCTACTGGCTCAGTTAGAGATTAACAAGGCTGAAGCAGCTTCTGGTAGCCTGTTTAAGGGCGGGTGGAGACCATTCATTGGATGGACATCTGGAGTTGCATTTGCCTACCACTTTGTACTTCAACCTCTGCTAGTTTTTGTTTTAACAGCCTCTGGAGTAGATTTACCAGATTTACCTGAGTTTGATATGTCTACGCTCCTCACGGTTTTGGGCGGGATGTTAGGAATTGGTGGTTTACGTTCGTATGAGAAGACCAAAGGGTTGACGAAATAATGGAAACTGAGGGTGATGTTCAGGCTGGCATAGAGTTTATCTACCACATGCGTGAGCATATAGTGGATGTTGGTATAGCTACAGTATACGGACTTGTGGTCTTTGCAATCGTTCTATGGCTAAAGAAGAAGTTCTCCACTTGATGTGGGTATTGGTTTGGATGCAGTTGGTTACGGGTATGCCCTTGCAATACTATCAATTAAATAGTTTTGAGAGTAGAACGGTATGTGAACAATATAAAGAACAGGCAAAAATTATGGTTACAAACACCAATATGATCGTTGCCTGCCTAAACGTAAGGATACAGAAATGACTTTTAAATTAAGTGCGCGAAGCGAATCCAAGCTAGAAGGGTTAGACCCACGGCTTGTGGCAGTTGTTAAGGCAGCTATCCACCGGACTAAAATTGATTTCGGTGTGATCTGTGGCATGAGAACTATGGAAGAACAAAAGGCTCTTGTTGCGTCAGGGGCCTCACAGACTATGAAGTCCAAACATCTTCAGGGCTATGCCGTAGACCTAATGGCTTACATTGGCAGCCGTGCATCTTGGGAACTAAACCTGTATGATGACATTGCTGATGCTATGGCCGAAGCGGCTAGGGAAGTAGACGTTCCTATCCGGTGGGGTGCTGCTTGGACAATATCAAATATAGCTCAGTTTCACGGCGGCACTATGGAAGATGCTATGAACAGCTACATTGACGAACGTAGAACTCAAGGCCGCAGACCATTCATTGACGGACCGCACTTTGAGCTAATGGTTTAAGGAGTTTTAAGCACACTCGCATATCTTTATACTTTGTCCTAGCATATCCTATATTAAATGTGCTAAGATAATATCATAAATTCTTAGATAATATGCGAGGTATTAATGGATGAAATACACACCGCCGAAGCCGTCTTTCGAATATTGAGAGAAAGGCGTCAGGGTGTAGTTGATTTGATGATGTACGGCAACGTCAAGTCTATGGAGCAATATCGTGAGCTTATGGGCAACATGGAGTGCCTAAATCATGTGGAACAGGAACTAAAAGACCTGCTAGATAAACAGGAGCGTTCAAATGACTGAAACGCAAAAGATTGATTTAAAGACGGCTAAAGCTGCCGTTGAAAGCATAGCTCAAGCTTATAAAGAAAAGTCGGAGCTAGTGTTAGACCCTGATTCAATCGGGGAAAACCTCCTAGATAGAATGCCTTCCCCCACTGGATGGAGACTTCTAATTCTACCTTACCGCGGTAAGGGTAAGACGGAGAGTGGGATTTACCTTCCAGACAACATTGTTGAAGAAAACTCGGTATCTACTCAAGTAGGTTACGTCCTTAAAGTTGGCGAACTAGCTTACAAGGACACCGACAAGTTTCCGGAAGGTTCATGGTGCAAAAAGGGCGATTGGGTAATGTTTGCTCGGTACGCTGGTTCACGTTTTCGCATTGATGGCGGAGAGGTTAGGATACTCAACGATGATGAGGTTCTAGCTAAAATTGCATCCCCCGAAGATATTCTTCATTTCTAGGAGTTAAAAATGGCTGAAGATGACACACAAATCGAGTTAGAACTTGATAATGCAGAAGAAACAGAAGTACAGGTTGAAGAGAGTAAAGTTGACGATCTTGACGCTTCTGACGACCAGTTTCAAAAAGCAGAAACTAATACGC